GCCCCCTGGATAAGCGAATGTTTTACCGCCAAAGATGTGAACATGGTTGTCAACAGAATGCCGAAGGAGCGAAGAGGTAAAAACTTTCAAAAACCCTCTCCGCTCCCGCCCCTTATGGTGGAGGGGTCTATCTTTGCCGCGAGTGTTTGTAGATCACCTCAGATATCAGCAGTAGAAACAGCCACGCAAGGGCGCCGCTGAAGTCAACTGTCAGGTCGCCGGCACTGAACGGCTCTCCCTGCCAGAGGTCAAAGAACTCTTTGCCTATCCCTGCAAGGCCCGAGATGGCTATAGCTATCAGCCTGGGGATAATCGGCTGCCAGTACGCATCTTTGCCTATCAGCCGGGGCAGAAGGGTATAAGCTACATCTGCGATCAGGTAGCAGGCCATAAAGTGAAGGAGTATCTTTATCATTGTTTCATTTATTTGCTACTACACTAATACTCTCCAATACTCATAGATTTGCTCTATCGTATATCTCCTGTTTTCAACGGTATGCCAATATCCACCTCCTTCATACGGAACGAAGTAATGATCTCCCGACAAGCACCAATCTGCAAACTTTAATTTTTCTTCCATTTTAGTATGCTCCTATGTTTCTTGTTGCCCCTAATGGATTGCCCGACAAATCTTCGGTAATACCCCATTCAGAAAAATCATATACATAACCGTCTCCTGTATTTACAGGAGTACCATCAGTTGTCAGCCACAGACCACTCACAAGTGTAGCGTCAGCCTGATCTACGGGTAAAGTAGTTAATATCCCTCCGTTTGATTGTGGATTTTCATTATCCTTGCCTATCCATCCTGCTGCCTTTAATAGTGCATTATAAACATCCGGGTCATCCGCGTCACTACCACTTATTGAGTCAAAATATATGCAATTTGAATCACAAAAAGCACTCTTATATAATTTATTGTAATCTACTATTCCATCACAACCAGAACCGACTAAATGCAACCCGTTCCCCGATCCCGCTCCAGCCAAGTTATTATGATTATAATGAAGCAAAATAAGATTATTAAGTATCTCATGTTTGGATGTACCAAACCCACTTTGCATTGAAACTGCATGACCTAACTGCACTTCGGGAAGGTAGTATGGAATATTATCTGCGTGGCGTGGGCTAAAGAATATTGTATTATTAATTATTTTTATAGATTCATCCTGTGTCATTGAGACATCCACGCCTCCTGAATGATCTATGTGATTAACTATAATATTCTTTATCTCATTAAATGCAATAAGAGCGTTCTTACGACTATATGGAATCAATATCCCTGTGAAACAATCACTGATCTTATTGGCATAGACAAGAACATTATCGCCTCCGATTGAAAAAGCTATTTCTGTACCGCTTCCCCCTCTTCTTATATATTTTTCACCACCCCATATATCGTGTAATTCATTATATCTCGCAATACCGTTATCGCCAATCGAAATACCACCTCCATGAGTAAACTCGCAATATTCAACAATAGCATTCGGAGAGACTGTATGACCGTGCATCCTATAATGTAAATAAGACCAATGACTATAAGATACGCCACCTGACGTTTGGTTGCTTTGAACATCAATCACATGGGATGCGGGATCTCCATCGTCCCACAGCCTTATATACAAATAAGTTCCGTCCTGATACCATCTGCCACTTTCGGTTGCCATTGTAGTCAATCCATCCAATGCAAGACATAGTCCAAGCGTATCGTCAATCCAAACCCCCGATGTGTATTGAACTCCTGTTATCTCTTTTCTATAAATATGGTTTACTGCATCATATTCATCCCATGTATCGTAAACTACTGATCCACAGAGTATCGGCAAATCGCCCGCTCCGTATGCACTGACAGTAAGCGAACTGCCCTCTGCTGCTTCGGGCAGATATATACTATGTTCATTATTAAGAGCTTTTTGCTTGTATGATAATCCACGCTTAAATAAAACCGTGTCACCATATTTAAGATAGTTCATTGACGCATCAGACATATATCTCAATGGTCCATCAACATAACTCGTACCGCCATCTGGATCATAAGGCGTTATCTGCCTACCTGTAAACGCACTTGCGTCTATTCCAATATCTGTACTTGAATCAATAAAGAAGGTTGAATATTCGCCTACATCATAAGTGCTTGATACGCCATCCATGAACATATCTTCATTCACGGTCATTGCCGATACTTGTAATACATAACCCGATACCTGATTGCCCCCTATCGTTATGTACCTCATATCTCTATCTGCGGTAGCCTTTTCCGATGCGGCAGTTCCGTTAACATACATTATATATGTTTTCGCAACCCGATCAATAACTAATTGTACTTTATTTACAGCACACATCGGAGAATATTGACCCATTGCCAATACAGGGTAATTAGGCAATCCATATATTCTATAAGTTCCAGTTCCCGATGCTTGGTTCATCTTTACCTCTGCACATTCACTTGATGCAACATTTGCACCTATCTGAACCGTATCCTTATAGCTTGATGCTGTTGACTGTTTAATACAAGCAACATAAAACTGCACATATAACTTATCGTAAGTCTGTCCTAAGTCAATACTTGCATAGCAGTTTCCGGCTGATGTATTGGTAAGTGTCAATGCCTTCTGCGGAAGTACAACCGTTCCCATAGGATCTTCAACTGTAACCGTACCTGCCGTCTCAACCAGTGTTAATCCCGTTAGATCAGCAAAGTTGTTGACATATACAACGCCATTATCTACTGTATTGCTTGGGAGATTCTCCTCTGCATCCTTAAATGCTGTCACATAGAAATAATATCTTGTGCCTGATGTAAGTCCTGTTACTGTTTTACTGTTTGTAGATGATGTTGTGGTACTTCCAAAAGTTATTCCATCAGTTCCATAATAGACCTTGTAAGATGTTGCCCCCGTACAGGCATCCCATGACAGGGTTGTTGTTGTATCCGCTACCGCAGTAACCGTTACAGTTCGTGGAGTACAGTAGGAACTCCAGTTAATGCCTCCCCTTTTGTTGTGCGGGCTGATTGCTATCGGTGATATCATTGGCATGGCTATAGTTTTTTTCTTGTTATTTCAAAATGATACAGGTCATTGAAGGAGTTGTCCCTCATGTCCCCGTCGCTGTCCCAGTCGCCACCCCACCGGATATTAACCCCAAGGGCACAGGCGCAGGAGGCAACCACCCCCGCAACAACGCATTGCATCTTTTCACTTTTGATAGCAGTGCCCCCGACGAATACCTGGAGATCCACTGCCTCCCCAAACTGATGCTTGGATAGCTTTTCGTAGCCGTCACACTTTGAGTGCCCGTCTTTAAATAGCTGATTCTGCTCTTCCGGTGTACGGAAGCCACCCATCCATGCCACCCCAAAATCAACCGGGGTGCGCCCGATAGCCATTTGAACTACTTTTACAAGGTCACTTTCGACCCCTTCCATTCTCTTGAGACTTCTCTCCGATAATGTGTATTTGCTCATCTTGACTTAATTTTGCGCACCCCGGCGACAACCTAAACCTAACCTATGAAAAAATCAGAACGTATGACTGACCCCCCACATGAGGAACCAGTTATGAGAGAAAGGACTATCCTTTACAAAGTCGTAACCCACACCCAAAGAAGGAGACAGGCCGTACAGGTCAAATGCACTGGCAGATATAATCAGTCCGGCGTTGGGCTTTTCGATAGTAGCTAAAGACAGCTGTGCAGCGAAGGAGTAAACATTATAGGGTACTCCATCTACGAGCTTGTAAAGAGAATAGGAGGCTCCCATGCCAACCCGGGTAGCAAACGAACTCTCGAATCCGTTGAACTTGCCGTCCGTATAAACAGGTTTCAGGACGTTGCCGGCAATGGTAAACTCAGGCCGGATCAGTACGGTACCTGAAAGTGCTTTATCACCCGGAGTGAATTGCAGCTGCTCAGCAGTAACAGGCTGAAAGAATCCCTTTGCTGTAGGCTGTGCGGTGACGCTTGCTGACAGTAGCAGCAGGAACGGCAGAAGTATCATTATCTTACCGGATCGTTTCGCTCTCACCACGGCAGCTGATTTCTCACTTCGGGCAAGTTGCCCCTCGCTATTCGTAAAGAGATTTTTGAGTAAGTATGCAACCGCTGCGGAAAGGGACACTTCGAGGATTGGCTGAAACATTACCCATGTTGTCGGGAGCGTCCCCGCCTGCAGAAGCTCAAGAAGCCCGCCCAGCAGGGCAGTCAGGAAAGCAATGAGCAGACCCTTTCCGAGGTCAGCCCAGTTCAGATTAAAGAATTTACTGTTTTTCATTGTACAAGTTTTATTTGTTTGACATAAAAGGCTGTATAAGCCATTGATTTTTATATATGATGGCATTGATTTGGTCGTCAAGAATAAGCCCGTCAGGGAAATATGGACCTTCATCTTTCCCGTCAGCCTCATCACCGTTCAGGTCAGTGGTCCACGAGCCGTGCATACTGAGAATAAATACATGGCAGTTGCCTTCAAAAATTGGACGATTAACCAAAGCCTCGGGACCCTCGATTATGGGTATGCGATCAAAGCCAATTTTACGGATATATTCGCCAGTCAAATCACTCCACTCTTTCCACGTGATCCCCTTGCGTGCCGTTTTAGTGAGGCCGAAATGATACAGCCCTCCAGGGTCGCCGTTAATCTTAACATCTAACGCCGTCTGCCAATCAGGACAAGCGGACATTGCGATGTAGTTACCTGCTCCGGCATTGCGTAGAGCAATAGATCTGATCTTTTCATTGAATATCTCAGGACCAGGAATGTATCTCTCTTTGATAACCTCAACCGGATTTGATTGATTGAAGGCGCGGATGCCCGCTGCGTTGTCAGTGCTTGTTCCCGGATAACAGTAGTCGCTTATGAACACAAGCAGGTCGCCCTCTTTGATTCGTGCAACAGCAGCTTCTAAGTCTGACAGAAACGCCCGTTTTCTTGTTGTGTCGTCAAGGTATTTGCGAAAAACATAGTTACCCCACTCCGACTTAATCATTCCCGTCATTCGTCTCTGATCGTAGGGAGGACCGGGCAGATCATTGTTTGTACCGGAATAGTCGCCTGCCGCAAAATGATACACGGTGTTATCGGTTATTTCCGGCTGAATAGCCTCAGGCTTTTTAAATAGGTTTCTCAGGCACATCTTTTCCTTGATTGATTATGTGTTGCCTTCTCCACTTCAGTATCTTTCTTACCCACTTGACGAGGGTAATGAGATTGACCTTTATGGTGAAGGGCTTGGTCATTTGTTTATTATCATGTCCGCTATCATCACAATCACCGTTGCCCCTCCGATTATCCCGGAAATGATTGCAGTCATCTTCTGCTTGGCTGACAGCTTCAGGTTTCTCTCCGTGACTGCGGCGATGTCTTTATCCAATAGCAGCTGCACCTTATCAGATAGTCCGTCAACAGCATCAGTCAACTGTGGCACCTTCAGATTAAGTTCGGTTACAGCCTGCTGTAGTCCTTTTTTGCCGTTGCCCTTGACGATTAATTTAAGGTCCTCCAACTCTGTTTTTACGCTTGCCAGTTCTCCTTCTTTCTGGCAGTAATCGTTATGATCCATTAGTAGATTATCATTAAGTGTCCGTTTCTGCTTACGGCCAGTCGCCCCAGACGTGTTGTCGCCGCCTTCACAAGCGAGGGAGCACGATATTCAAATGGCCCGAGGTCAGGAGCCGCACCTACATAATCAATCCCCACATCCGTACCGGCATTAATCATGTCCGAAGTCGAGGCCAGCTTGCCAAAGTTTATGTCCGGCAGACTGCCGTTGGCCTTCCGGCTAAACCTCATCCCCAAGGTGTCAAGGGTCACAAAGTCTGTGCTGTCACATACTGGCCGGGTCTCGTCGTATTGCGAGTAGGTATTATACTCGAAGTCATAGCTATTGTAGATGTAGCTGTAGTTGTAATCGGTATTATAAATTGAGATGTTGTTTTTAATCCTTGACGGTGCTCCCTCGCTACCGATATACCAGTGGATCCCATGTGACCCGTTGCCAATGACAAGGTTATTATAAACCTCCATCAATTGATAGCTCACGTTGGCGAATATCCCCGCCGAATAGTTATACGCAGCGATACAATTTGTTACGACCCTTTTTACAGAATATGCCGTTATAGTGTCCGTTGACTGCCCTAACTTAAATCCCGTAGCGGGATAGGTAGCCGTCACTCCATTATAGAAGCACCATGTACTATCTATAATGACCTTCCCCTCATTGCGCATCAGGTCTATGCCGTCATCGGAGTTATCCCACAACCTGCATCCCCTTATGGTATTGACGGCGTTAGTGTCCGTAATGTCAGCTATCTCGATCCCGTCTGAGTTATTCCCGGGATCGGGAACGGACAGATGATCATAATTGTCATACATGTCACAGTTGTACACAAGGCACCCCGTACAATCATAAATGATACGAAGTGCAGAGCCCCCATTGCCATAAATTTTCAGCCCTATGAACTCATTGTAATCGCTGTGTTCCTGCGTTTGAAAAGGGGAAACTCCTAATTGCCCATCAAGCTGAACGAACCTCGTTATCTCAAAGTTCTTAAATGTCCAGTAGTCAGAGTAGGTCATTTTTATCCCATGCCTCCCACAAGTATCTGCGCCTTGCGTTACATTTACCCCATCAAGGATAGCCCTCTCGCCCGGGTATCCCATGACGACGATCCTGTTTAGCGCCGTTCCGTTAATATTGTGTATGGTTACGGCATTAAAGGCATCTCCATAACCGGCATCACTAAACGTGCCCGTGGGCTGATACGTACCACCACGGATATAAAGTGTATCTCCGGCCACAAGCTGGTTGAACGCATAGTTCCAGGTTTCCCACGGAGCTGCTATTGTCCCGGCAGCAGCGTTATTGCCAGTAGTGGCTACATAATATGTAGCCCCCGAAAGAGACAGGCAAGCAAAAAAGGGTAATATGAAAAGCAGTCTTTTCATCAGTATAGCCAAACTCCGTAAACCTGATCCCCTCCGGTAATATCACCCGCAGTTTCTGATGCGGGCAGGTTAGCCTGTGCCGCTACCGTCCCTGTAATCTTATGCCCACCAGTTATAAGTTGACTGATAGCCCCGACCCCATTCCAGCTATAAATACTTGGTGCTGTCGTCTGTGCCGACTGATTATAGGTAAACCCCACCATATAAAGTCCAGCCGTCGCAACATAGGCAGAGGTGAATGGCACCGTCTGAAGTGAATAACTTGTACCCTTCCAAAGATTTCCATTACTTATTGATGTTGCTACCTTTGTGTAAGTGGTGCCGGAAACAGAATATAGGGCTACATAATTACTATCCGCTGCAGTGTAGCCTCCCTGTGTGCGTTGTATAAATTTTACGCCAGTGATTGTGTCGGAAAGTGGAAGATAAAATAGAGTATAATACGCCGTACCGTCGGCAAGTTCCTTGTATGCTGTGGCAACCTGAGTAGCGCTTATAGGAAGAGCTTTAATGTCAGCCCCCGAAGCCTGCAGCTCCCTCAAAAGGTAATTACCCATATTAACCTCGTACTCTGAAAGCGAAACGGCCACCTCTGTAGTATCTGCAATTTCTGCCACTGCCGCAAGGGTAGTAATATCACTTGTGGTCAAGTCGTCAATACCGAGACTGTCCATCATAACTATTAGCCTGTTCACCTTTATAAACGCTGTCCTCAACGGATCGCCGGTTCCGGTGTTTGCTCCGGTTCCAACGTTCACCGTGTCAATGGCACGGGATAAGCTCTGATACCTGGATTGCTCAATCCGGTTCTTTGCCACCACAGCGACAAGAAAGACTACAGCCGCAATGATGAAGCCTATCAGATAATCTCTTATCGTCCTGTTCATGACTATCCTGCGTAAGCGATTAACACAACACCTGAAGCGACGGTAATTGAGCTTACTGGATGCTTGAATGTCAGCAGCTCGGTCACGCTTGACAGATCCTCGCCTACGATGTTATTAAGGTCAGGCAGCGCAACGGCTGTATTACCTTCAGCCTGTGTTGAGAGCGCAGAGATAGCAGCAGCTGCCCCGGTTACAACTTTGATGGCAATGACCCCCTCAATGAGGGTACCCGCTGCCACAGCATAAGTATCGGCTGCGTTGATTATCTGACAGCCCCCGGCCCCTGAAAGTTTACCTAATTCGTTCATATCATTAATTTTAGAATGTTATCAATCTTTTGTTCGGTGGTTTGCAGTCGTAATAGGGATAGCTCCCTATGTGCGCCTCGATGTACTGCTTGCAATCTTCCCAGTATTGCATGGCTGTTTCCCTTGCCATGTTCTGAAGGTTCTTTTTGTCCCCCTGACTGGCCGGTTGGCTGTCCTCGTTTGACTTTACAACCATGCCGGTGAAAGTGTCCTCAATATTGTCGGTGATGTAATTGGCAAAAAAGAGGTGTGCAAGCACGTACTTCAGCCCGTCAAAGGTGAACGTCCGCCCGTTATAGGTGTACGAATCCCCGTCTAAAAGGGCAGCGTTAGCTGTTGATGTAGGATTCTGAATGAGATCCTGGTACATATCAAACCCCAACAGCGGCCTGAGATCCTTCTGCTGCGTCAGTTCTGCGAGTGCATTGAACTTACGGGCAAGGTTATTGGCCGAGATTGGCCTTATTGCTGTCTGCTCGCTTTGGGACCACAGGATTGTCATGGCTGCGGGGGTGTTGATGTGGTTTCTTTTGGTGTGCCGAGCATCTTCTCTGCTGTCTCGGTAGCTATACCAAAGATCTCTTCAATGATTGCAATGGCAGCGGTTCTGTCGGTAATGCCTTCGCTGACGGACTTCTGAAGGTCAAGCAGGGCCTGAACGCCTCCGACTGATCCCTTGAGCATTGCCTGTGCCTGACGTTTTGCAGCGATAGCGGGATCTTCATCTGCCACCTCGCCCTTGGTGAAGGTCAGCTCTCTGATATCCCAGTTGCGCCCACGGAGCGAGGGGTCAATCCATGCTTTGAAGATTTCACCGAAGATCTGTGCAATGTGAAGCCTCGGCTCAATAGTCATGGAATTATAGAACTCGGCTGCTTCTTTCAGCGCCTCGCCACTTGTGCCTGACAACTTCCCTTCTTCATACTCAATCAATATCTGAGGTATGGCATTGAAGGCTTTTCTGATTGCGTTCTGCGTGCTTTTCTCATACCCCTCGAACATCTTGTCGTTGATGTTCTGATCCATCTTCTCAATCTTCACGTTCTCCCCGTCGATCACAGCACCCGTAACCGGATCAAACGACCCTTCGAGTACCATGACAGAGTTCTCGTGATCGCCCCCGGTAAACTGACGCATCTTTTTCACAAACTCAGCAGCGTCAGCATCCGTCTGGAACCGGGTATGGTGCATGATGTATTTCAGGAAGAAGCCCCTGCGGAGTTCACCGTTCTTGAAGATTGCGATCTGTGCCTCAGTGTCAGCGTCCCACTTCACAACGTCAGCCGGTGACTGCGGGTACAGGTAGTCATCATCATAGAATGAGTAGAACATCTGACCCTTCCACTTGGACCAGTCGCCGTCACGTTTCACCTGAGCGTCGATAGCGGCCTTGGTAGGATTCCAAACGTCAACGGGGATATATTTGCCCCGTTCAAGTTTCTGACCCCGCCATTTGTCCCAGTTGTTATAGACGACAACCCTGCCTGAATAGTCATTGCTGTCTGCTTCCCCTAACCGGCAGTACCGGAAAGGCTCTACACGGAAGGCCGAAGTGTTGTATCCGGTGAACTGCGCCCGGACATATACGCCATTGAAGTATGCAAATGACTTGGCTATTTTCCGCAGCAAGTCCAGTGCGGTGATTTCTTTCATGTTGTCCTTACCGATGACCACCTTATTCAGTGTCTCATCAGCAAAGCCCTGACCCGATAGGAACCGGGCAAGCATCCCTGCTGCTGACTTGGCTGTTACAGATGAGTTGATAAGCCTCTCCATCCTTGACGGGTAGGCGTTGTCAACATCATAACTTATTATGCCGTCAACCTTGACAGGGGTAAGAATAAAGGGAGCAGGGAGGTCAACAAGTGTCAACCTCCTTGATCCTGACGAATGTTTCTCAATTGACCTTCTTTCGGTGATCTGATCCATAGCTTTTCACGTTACAGATCATTTGCTTTTCTTGGCTCTCGGCTTCTTTTCAGTGGGAGCCTCAGAGGGAGCATCCTCCTTTACTATGAAATTGCCTATTGCCTTCGGGAACCTGCTTAGGTATTCTTCAGCAATCGCATCGGTCATTGTTGCGCTGTTAAAGCTCTGGCCGTTGTGAACGATAAAGATTCCCGGTTTAAGTTGGTATTTCATTGTGTCGAGTTTTTTTTGTTTTTCGAGGCCCTCAAGTGTGAGCCTCCGGTAATATGTCCGTACAGAACTGTCACAGGCTGATACGGGCGAACCTCCGTAAAAGAGATTCCTGGTATAAGTGATTACCGCCTGCCGCAGTGGAGGGGTCTGTAAAACCTCCTCCACCGGGTAAGCGAGTAATTCAGTCAATGAGATCATGACTCAAGAGCGACGAGTGCTGCGAGTGACGCTGCGTAAGAGGTATCCCAGAACACGTAGCGTGAATGAGATTCTTCTTCACCGTCACGGGTTGCAAACTCGTAGGTAGGTATGCCGTTATTGTCGTTGGCCCTGTAGCTCAATCCCGAAGGATGGAGGCCAGTCTCAAGCCCGAAGATCACAAAGCAACCCTGGGTTTTCTTTCCCTTCAGCTCGGCAACAATGACAATGTCTGTCATGTCGTCCATTGCCTTTACTCCCGCTGCGGAGCGGTCATAAGGCTGGAAGGAGAAGTAATGCTTGAACTGGTTGGGCATGTTATCGGCAATAACAGCGTCTGCTCCGGCGTTGGCCTCTTTCCTGATGGCGGTGATCGGATACGCCAGGGTTGCACCCGACATTGCTATCGCAGTGCAAAGGGTTTCCGTGGAACCGTCCATGGTGAAGGTTGCGTCGGCACGGTTGATCGCCCACATCTTCGGCTCAAGTCCGCCCGAAGGCTTGTTGGAGCAAGAGTTGGTAACCGCAGCTGCTATTTTGGATGCACAAGCCATGTCTGTTTATTTTGTCGGTAGGACGTTAATAAACACTGATTTCACCCACATGGTATCCGTCGGAGTAATTGTAAACCGCAGATACGGGTACGACAGGGGCGAGCTTGTGATATTACCGATAATGGTAGTGTCAGCGCCGTTGCCTGTGTATGCGACAGTGGTGATAGTCTTGTAGTATGTATTGTCAAGCGATCCCGCCAGCACAACCGATGCGGTATTACTTCCGGTGTTGTCGATGAGCTTCACGCCGTAACTGTAGTAGTACGGGGCGTCAACGTCAACTTTGACGACATAGTTGTAGGCTGCTGTCTTGCGGGCCTGAGTGGTCAAAAAGTAACCAGCCAGACCGGACTTCTTGATTGTAGCGTCCTGTGCCTGCACACTGAAGGCAAAGGCGACGAGCATGAGAATTGCGAATAACTTTTTCATCTTCTGTTCCTCCTTTGATTAGTATGCTACAGCAGTCAGGTAGCTTTCGAGCAGCTTGGCGTCAATGTAGTAGGCCACATCGAGATACCACTGCTTAGTCACCTTGTCGTAGAACGACTCGATTGACGAAAGACTTTCCATGTCCGAAGTGATTATGGGAATGTTCGTGATCGGACCGAAGGTTGCTCTGTTCGGATTCAGGTAGGTTGCACCGAGGTTGTTGTAGGCGGCAATATTTCTGTCCCAGTCATGACGGGCAATTACCTCATAGCCATTATAAAACAGCTTGGGCGTTCCGTCCTCTGCTCTCTGAATTGTAAATCCGAGGGATTTGTCTTCATAATAGTTTCTGAGGTTATTATAAAGAGATCTGGTTACCTGGAATTTAATATCAGACTGTTCCATGTCAAAAATCCTCGAATCGCAGTTGTCGATCAAGTGCCTCAAGGCCATCAGTGCCCTGTCGTTTGCGAGCGCAGCCTGTGCGGCCTTTGTTGCGAGGGCGTTTTCGGGGATCGTATAGCGCACCAGTGCGCTATCAGCAAAATACTGTTTCCAGAAACCGTCGATCATCGTGAAGAAAGTATCATCAACGCCGTCAGTAATATAACCGCCAGTGGCGACGTTATCGGCATTCTTGTCGCCGAACTCCACGACTCGCAGGAGTGATTCTTTAACTGCATCCCCGGTGCGATCCATGAGAAATTCCATGATCTGCTTTGCATCCTCCCACGTCTCACGGGCCTTGTCCGCCCTCTGCCAGAGTTTAAACTTTTGGTTAACCTCATTCTGGCAGTGAGCCAGACGGAAGTCAACTAATACGGGGTCAGCAAATTTTTGCGACAGAGCAACAACCTCAGTAGAGGTGTTAGGAGTACAACCCGACGACGCCTTTCCTATAAGACCTGACATGAGGCCCATTATGGGAATTTGGGTTTTCATTTTGAAGCCAGTCATCAGGTAATGCACGTCGGCAAGCTCTCGCTTGCTGTAAACGCGCTCAAACACTGCCTGGCTAACGTCACGCGCTTCTTCATCGTTGATGGTCAGCGCAGCTAAATTAATTTTACTTGCCATTTCTGTTTATTGATTTAAATAAGATGTTCGTTTCCCTTCTGTAATGGGCGGCGCGGGAGGCTGAGGCTTGAAGCCCTGAATGTCAGAGGTGACCTGAGCCTTGAATGCCTCGAGGTCATCCTTCACGGCCTTGAGAGCGTCCTGTGCCTCGGTGAGCTGTGCCTTCAGGTTCTCGTTCTCTGCCTTGAGAGCAGCGGCAGCGGGATCTTCTTTTTCTTCCTCTGCCGGAGGTTTGATCTCGGTAACCTTGCCACCTGCAAAGACGTACACGGTGCCGTCGGGCATAGTGTATTCACCCTCGGCGGGCTTGCCGTCAACAGTGGCGGGGCTACCTACAGCGATCTCGCTTGCTTCTTTGATATCCTCTCCGAAGTCAAGGTTCTGGTCGTCGGCAGTCTTTACGACAAGAGATTTGATTACCCCTTGTTTGCGAAAGAGAGCCAGGATCTTATCGAGAATACCTTTATGGCCCTCCTCGATCTTAGTGGTTAATTCATCATTGGTCATTTCTATTTCTGTGTTTAATTCAATGTCTGCTTTGATTTCTTTGACAAATCCGTATGCGAGAGACTGGTTTGCATTGAGATACCTTTCCTCTTTCATAAGAGCAAGCATCTCATCTACCGACTTGCCGGATACCGACGCATAGAGTTCTGCGAGCTGTATCTTTTCAGCCTCAAGCATATTAGCCGTAGTGCGCATCCTTTCGTCGTCACCAACCTCAAACGACCATGGATTATGTACCAGGGTTCGGCTGTTTTTGCTCATCCACCTGTTTTCGGTTGCCATGAGAATAGCAGTGCCGGCGCTCATGCAGCTGCCGATAACTCCGATTGAAGGATTTGTATTAAGGTATTTGATTGTGTCGTGGATACGCCAGCCCTCGAATAAGTCGCCCCCTCCCGTGTTCAGTATGATTGTGCGGCCCGCCTGTACGTGTTCCAGAATATTGTCGGCAGTAATATCAAAGCCAACGTCGCCACGAAGGATAACAGTGTTGTCATCGAGATAGATTGCGGGATACGGCTCGAAGAACAGAAAGAAATTATTTATACCTTTGGCCTTTAGCCACTCCTTTGCGCTCTCAGGAGTATAGAGTGCCTTACTGAATGATACAACTTTAGGCTTGCCATCCTCCTTATACCGTGCTACAAACGTGCTTTGCTCCATATTACTTTGTCGTAATTGAAATACGACGTTGTTTTACATTGACAAAAATACGTCATGACTCTTGCGAAGTCCATAGCAAATACCTATCTTTGTCCAAGTCTGGACAAAAGCAATGAGCGACAATAAGGAAGAACCTGATTTTCAGTCGTTACTCGAAGGGGTGACAATAGAGATTAGAAACTGCCGGGACAATATCAAAGATTCCCGCCGGGCACTGCGCAACTGCGCAAAGGATGAGCGCCGGATGTACCGCAACGTCATCAAATACAATCGCAAACAACTGAGGGAGGCAAAAAGCAAACGCCGTTTTATAGAGGCTCAGGCTTCATCGACATGGTGGATATGGATGATCGCCGTCGCTCTCTGTATTGTCCTGATGATTGTCTTTCCGGGCGCTTCCCTTGCCCTTATCTTCTCCCCGCTGTGGATTATTCTGGCCGTTGGGCTTGTTGTGGTATTATTCCTAAGTAAGAAATGATCTACACCCCTGATGAATATGCAAAAGTTTATCCCTTTGGAGGCGTGTTTCTCTCTGCCCGCAGCATCAAACGCCGATGCCGGACTGGTAGATTACCCAAAGGCCACATCGCTCACAAGAAATCAGGGGGCTGGATTATTGAAGTATTGCAATTTTCAGGCATGACAAAGGGGTTCAATATCGTTCTGACCCCGAAAAAAGAGACTGTTTAAACAAAAATTATGGGAATAAATCTGTGCAGTAACGAACCCGGAACTATTCGGGACTTACGTTGTCGTCAGCTAAGATATGATAAACAACGGGAGAGGGTAATCAGTGAGATCATTGAGGATGCCATAACGGAGGCTGCATCGTGTTACATTGATAATCTCACAGAACCCGATAGAATGACCGCATCTGACCTGTGTTTAAGTGTCATACAGGGCTACACAGATAAAGATGAGCCTATCCAATATTACATGAGGCGTGGTAATGCTTTTTACTTTAGAAACGTTCGAGGTGAAACATATAAGGTTTGGCTGTCGAAAACACTGTCAAAAGAATTTCAATCCTCAGTCAAAAAGCTCCAGTTTATCAATCCGAGTTAAACTGTATTAAAATTAAAATAGAAAGATTATGAAAGAACTAATTTTACTCATGGCAGGATGTTTCTTAATAATTGCTGGAATAGTTTTTTTTATTTTAAGTCGTCCACTTTTCAAGTCATTAAATAAACTAAAAGACCTGACGATTAATGACGAAGAAAGAGATGAAATTTCCAAATCAATAGAGGCGTCCGTTCGTGATTTAGGGGAATGTTATAAAAACGAAATTGAACGATTATCGGAAAGCTCTAAAGTTCCCCTGCCTGCTTAACCTGCACTTTCCTCTGATCAACATACTGAAACTCCTCAAGTACAAGCACCGTCTGTGGTTGTGACACGTTGGTGACATAGGTTGTCGATGGCACTCCGGTCATCTGTGCGCCACCTCCTGCGCCTGCTATGCCTGAGATAGAAGCATCGGCACCACCGGAGCCACCCTTTCCTGCCTTCATGATGTTACGGACAGCAGCGATACCCGTTGCAATAGCCGTACCTGCTGCGATAGACTTGATGACAATACCTCCGGGGGTTTCAGCAAAGGCCGACATTGCTCCCTTGTAGGTGTTGATGACCGTCTGCACTATTGCAGCTGCCTTGCCTAACTTGGTTTCCTGATCAAACAGCCCGCCGATAGCCCCCACGAATCCACCGACGATATCCAGCTTGGCCTTCTCTTTCTCAAAGGCAATCTGTTTCTCAATAGCTGCATACTTCTTTGTGATGAGAGAAACGTCCGCCCCGGTCTTTAATGCTGACTGAATCTCGGCCTCCTGCTCACGGGCCAACAGGTCAAGCTCCGCCTGGAACCGGTCGTTCATCTCTACCTCACGGGCGATCCTTTTGTTGTCAGCATCGATAAAGGCTTTCTCAGCACGGAAGGCGGCAAGCTCATCATCCCACTGTTTCTGCTTTTCGATCTCTGCAAGCCTTAGAGCTTCTTTCTCTTCGATCTTCCTGCGTTCAAGCTCAACCTCTGCCAGCATCTCAGCCTCGGCCATCTTGTACTGCTCGTCGTAATACTTGCGGGTGACCTCGTTCTCTTCAGCCAGCTGCTTCTCTCTGTCGGTCATCTCCTTCTTGAGAAGGCCGGAGATCTGCGAAGCCATCTCCTTCTTTTGCATGGAGGCCTGACCCTCGAGGTCGATGTACTGAGCGATCAATTCGTTTACCCTCTTGCGGTCCTCGTTTGTAGAATTACTTAGTCCTATCTCTTCGAGGGTTATCTGCTTGCCTTCATTGCGTACCTGGTTCAATCTCTCCTGAACCTTTATGAGATCCGTCGTACCCAGTTCATTGGCTATCTTCGTGAGCAGAACGTTCTGCTGCGCCTTGGACTCTTCCTCAATCAAGCGGTTTGCCCGCTGCATCAAAGTGATCCTTTCGGCCTCGGTCTTATTCTGGTCAGCGGCCAGCTCCCTCAGTCTGTTGATCTCCGTCCGGCGTGCAGCAGATATCACAAGCAGATCAATCTCTTTGTCCTCAAGCTGCTCAAGCATATCCCTTAATTCCCCGGCAAGTTTCACGTCCCTGGCGATCTCGTCACCTATCCCGGCAAAGGTACCCTTGAGATCCTTGAGTTTCTTCTCACCGCTGAACACCTTGGCAAGGCCTAAAGCGAAGTTCTCAATGCGATCCTTCAGCACGTCAACGACTGCTTTGATCTGGTCAAACTTCTTCTTCAGCCGGTCGCCGCCTTCTTCTGTTCCCTTGAATGCTTTAACCAGGCCTATGACAGCACCGACAATGGCAGCGATAGCCAAAACAACAGGGTTAGCAATGAACATCTTTGCAGCTGCACCCGCAGCCTGAAAGCCTGAAGCGGTACTTTTCAGCGAAGCAGGCAACAGATCAAGGGCAGACTTGTAGTTACCGATGTTCATCTTCTGCTGAATAGCAGCGTCGGAGTTCTGCCGGATGAACTCTGTGTTCTTATTGATCTGCGCAATGTAGTCTTTCTGTGTTTTCTGTCCCTCCTTGGTGGTCAAATCGAGGTTACGCAGTGAGGCCCGTAGCTTTTTGTTCTCTGCGTCGAGCTTCTGAATGGTCCCCAGCTCTTCATTTTTGGCTGAGATAGCACCCTCCAACACTCTTTGATTGTTCTTATACTCTGTCTGAAGCCCTGAGACTGCTGTTTTGTTGGCCTCAATAGCCTTGGCATTCTCCTTATACTGGTCCGTATCCTTCCGGTTACCCTGGCGCAGTACCTCCTGAGTGGCCTCAAGCAGCTTGGTTTCCTCATTGAGTTCACGCATTCTCTCTTTCAGGTCTGCCTGCGCCTCAAGCACGTCTTTGTATCCAATTTCGAGCTCAGCAATTTTTATGGTATCCATTTCATACAATTATTAAGGTGGTAGTGTTTTTTATCTCACCTGATAATCTTTTCTGTAACCACCAGTGAGGGACTCCCATTATTCTTGCCGCAGAGGCAATGCTCTTATATTTCATCCCCGTTTCCGTGCATATAACCCCACGACCACGATATTCTTTTCCCAGATGAGATTCACGCATCTTCTGTTTTTGCTCATCAGAGCATTTTATTCCCCTGTGCCCCTCGGCTATTTTTGATTTCGTATAATCAGACAGAGCCACTCCCTTTCTTGGCGAGGAGTGTGTTTTGTAATATTCCTTCCTTGATCTGCTGTTATTTTCAATTTGATCTGGAGTATGTTTTTTACCCTTATTTGCTTTTCCTATCTTTTCCCTTGTCTTTGCCGAACACGGCCTTGTGCTATTTATCCTTCTTCTTTCGACCTGCTCTGGCGTACACTTATACCCGAGCGCAGCCCTCCTTCCAACGCTCGCCCGTCCTATTTTTATCTTAGCTTCTTCCGTATGCGTTCTTCCTAACATGGGACTTCTGGCCGTCTTTCCAATATTAAAATATGGGTCCATACTGTCAATATAATCTTGCTCCATCTCTAATAAAACATCTTCGTCACATTCGCAAATAATAGAATACGCCAAATCATCCTCTCCATACTTATTAAAGTGATTTTGCAACTTCCGGTTTGGGTGGCGCTGTTTTGACAAATCATCATTATGACTCCACCATCTCTTTGTCATATTAATGCTGCTGCCAATGTATATCCGATCGGGCTTTATTTTTGACTGGATTTGGTAAATGCCACACCTTATTTTATTTGCGATCTTTATCTTATCTACGGTTGCCATTATAGTATCACTGTGTAGTTTGCAGATGTCTCGGGATAGGTGCCGCTTTCATATCCTACCTTGAACGTGAAGTCAGTATCCGGCGTTTCAAGAACCGTTAACCCGGTAATGTCAATGAACTCCGTGGTTATCATTGCAGGGATCGTCAAATCTTTATACCCGCTTCTTACCAGTGCGGCCCCGTTGTAGATTGCCCAGAACAAACGACGTGATCCGCCGTCAACGCTATGCATCTCAACGGAAGGAGCAGGGCTGAAGGCCTCAAGGAAAGTCTGTGTGCCGATAGTATCAACGCTCACAAGCAGCATCTCATCCATTTTACAGGTGACAAGCTCCACCTTTGTGCCGAAGGTGATAGTGATAAGGTTATTGGCAAACACCTCGCCGTCCATTGTGACGGTTATCACATCATCACCGCTGCCCGATGCCTTGTCAATCAGCACCCCGCCGGTGGGAATGCCGCTTACAGCAGCTGTCCATGCCACGGTTGAAGTGATAACAATCTGCTGTGTCTCTCCGGTATAGGTGAATTTCAATGCGTTTGTTGATACGGAGTAACCGCCTTCGCCCCATCTTACGACCTGGCACTTAGCAGGCTTGCCGGTATCGGGGTCAAAGCCCGTGATTTTATTCAGGTAGAACAGCCCTCCAAGTTCATTGATCCTAACCAGCAGCCACGGGCGGAGCTTGCTTAAAGTGTAGTGGTCAAGAAACACCTCCGCATCCCAGCACTCACCGATTGAGGACATCATTTGAAACGGGGCCCAGTAGCCGGAGAAGTTGAAATGGGTCAGCACCTTCAGGAGTATGTCCGTCGCTGTGTCCGTGCCGTGGGTAATGGTTGTATAGTCAGGATCTCCGCTGTCATAAAGCAGCATCGGAGCAGTAACCAGCGCACCATTGCCGTTAAAGTCTGTGTTAAAGAAGTTCTTTGAGTATTGATTCACCCATAGCTGACCGGGTAACATCAGGTCAAGGGTCAGCAGTTCCTTCTCTGCAGCGGGTTTCACAGGGGCAGTAACAGTCATACGCCCGTACTCTCTCGGCAGGTTGTCCGTGTTGTTGTACCCGATATAGTTGACTGACTCCTGCCCGGGTATGGCAAAGTATTTCTTTTCCTTGCGCACCTTCCCCGATAGGTTTACGGCTCCGGTGGATGAGATGTTTGCAAGTGGCACAAGGGTTATCTCTGTCCGGTCCTGGTACACGGCAGCACAGAAGAGCTGAGCGATAGCCTTGATAAACTCCCACGACGTGCGCCCTCCGAAGGTGACCATCTGCGACCGGTCAACCACCTCGCCGTTTATCAGCCTCTGGCCGGTGGCTACCTCAATAGTCCAGGCCGCACCGCCGTCATACAATACCCAGTTCCAGCACGGCATGTAAAGATTCTGAAGGTCAGCCCAGATTGCGGAGCTTTCAATGTCTACCATTGCGCCTCCTTCCCAAACCTTCAGTGTGAGAATGTCCGGATCGCTTGACATTTGATTCAGGATAGCGGCCGCACTTAACCAAACCTCATGTGTATGCCCGTTACTGCCGGAGTAAATGGTCCAGATGCTTGAGGAAATCGCCCCTTCGAGTGTCCGGGGCAGGATGAACCCAGGGTTTACTCCTACATCAGAGCCACTGCGGAGGCTATCAATAGCATCGGCATAGCTCGCATAGGTAAATGTTGCAGCGCAGTCGGCTATGATTTCATCCAGGGTGTAACCCTCAATGGCCTCAATATACTGGTTCCGGCCGGTTATTGTTCCCTGGTATCCGTCTTTCGTGGAAGAAAGGACCTTGAGTGTCCCGCCTCTGATGAACCTCAGAGGACCGAGCCACAAATCCACGTCCTGAACATCCCTCACTTTTGCCATGTCACCGCCCACCACATCGGCAAATCCCATGATGCTTTTGTTCTTTGGGGTGAAGGGAAGTATCAGAGACGAAGTGTAAGGGCTGTATTTCTTCCCCGGCGTGGCAAGGTCAAGGTATTCCCAGTTGATTGCAATGGGAGCCTTTGAAATGTCCGCCCGCTGTCCGCCTATCAGGATGTGCTTCATCAGAATCTCACGTTAAAAGGTTCGGGAAGGGTAAGCTCGACAGAGAAGTCCGCCCGTGCCCTGTCGCTCTTAAATGAACATCCCCCGCTTACCTCACACTCGACCCATGAAGCAGAGCTATCGGCGTCACCGTCGGCACCGACAAACAGATACACATGACGTGAAGAGTAGAGCGACTGAATCAGCGGCCAGTATGTTGAGTCTGCCTTTGTGGATATGGTCACCTTGCGGCTTTCGTCGTAGCCTAAGATTTCTTTCAGGCTGTTGGCGTTGACCATCGTTGTTCTGAAGATATCAATCTCTCCTCTCTTCTTTGCGGAGATATCCGTGAGCTTGCTTCCGTTAAAGGGGAACGACACATAGCCGAGCAGGGGGTGCTGCCACATTACGGGGATCACACTTGCGCAGTCGGGGTCGAAGTATATCACTATGCTCTTGGATCCCGAAGGAGTGGTAACCGTGATAAGATTGGCGCCTTTGTCAAGGTAAACAGAAGTCTTAGCGAACTTGAACTGATAGTACCCCGCTGTGGGAGAGCCGGAGTAAATGGTTGTCGATCCGGTCCCGGAAAGGGTTGAATCAACCGTCACCGTGTCGTCGGCTGTTACTGTCGTGCTATCTGCGGTATAAGCACCCGATCCTCCGGCAGTACCCTTGGTAATAGACAAAGCACCGCCGGGATGCCAGAAGAATATCGCATTGTACGTGTTCTTACTCCACTTGAGATTTTGCAGGGCAGACACATTCTCAACGTTGGTCAGCCGGAAGCCGCCCGCAAACGGCATCTGATTGGCGAGGTACATCCAGTAGTTCGTAATGCTGCCTGTCTGCTGATTGGCTGTGCCCCTCTCAAAGTAGATATCAATCTCCAATGAACGGAAATACTCGTCAAACTTCTGCAACAGGTTCCCGTTTATGAACTCCAGGTCGTCAGGATAGTTTCCCCCGTCGAAAGACTTTAGCAAGTAGGGCATGACATCAGACAAATCGACGGCGAAGTAATGGACTGAGCTGGCTGTCTCGAGGTGAACAGCGTCAAAGGTCACATCTTCCGTGGTGCCGTCAAAGACAATCTCTGCCGAGGGATTGGTCACAGCAGCTGCCCCGGACACGGAGAAGTACAGAACAGGCCGCATGAAGGGGGAGAGGAGCGCACCGGCTGTTGACATCTCATTTTGGATAACTATAGCCATATCATTATTTTCTGAATAATCGTTCTACTTCTGTCGTCACGGCAAAAATGAAGTGATCCGCCAGCTGTGCCACCAGCCCGTCGAACCACTCGTTTGTCACCACATCCTCC